TGGACCCTGATTTTGGAGATATTACTGATCTCGAATCAGGTCACGATTTCAAGATCGTAAAAGAGATGGATGGGCAATGGCCCAAGTACGATCAATCTGCTCCTCGTCCGAAGTCCTCTGAGTTGGGGACTAAACAAGAATCAGCCAGTATTATGGAAAGTCTTCATGATATTCATGACCTTGTTCGTTTAGAAGATTACGAGGATGTAAAGAAAGCTACGGACTCACTTGTAAGTGAATCTGTACAAGGTAGCTCAGGATCGGCCTCTCCTCAAGAGGTTCCCGATAATGAGTACCTCTCTAAATTGCAAGGTTAACTTAAAAAAGATATGAAAAAATTTATTGTTGTTTGTTCACTAATTATTGGCATGGCTTCATGCCAAATGCTCGAAGATTTCTTCGGAGAAGGGACCGTGTTTACTACGGCAGATCAAGTTAAAGATGGGGCTGATGCTGCTGTAATTCCATTCGATCAGTTGCCTGAAGCTATTAAGAGTAAAATTCCTAAAGGGACTTCAGTTGTTATGACATCCAAAGATGCTCTAAAAGAAGGAGCGTCATACATTCCTGCTGGGGGTGACATGGATGAAGGTGCGGTTCAGGGCATTATTGATACTATTTTTGGCCTAGGAAAGACTCTTGTGCCTAGCTTGGCAGCCTGGGAGGGAGTAGTCACTCTCTTCAGTAAACGCAAGAGAAAACACTATGCTAAGGCAGTTAGATCTCTAGTTCCTACTGATAAGAACATGGATATTGGAGGCACTTTTAAAAGCCTAGGGGCTGCGTTAGGAGTAACACACTCTTCACCAGCTACAGAAGCTACATTTGTTGAAGAAGAAGAAGGGGAATGGGAAGAAGCATGAAGGTAGATAATAGATTGGAAGCGCATTTGGCTACTCTTTTGGAGGGTTACGAAGCTAATTTACATCAAGTAGCGCAATTTATTGAGCAGACTACACAACAGCTAGAGGGCGCTAAGGCTAACCACAAAGAAACTGAGGGGAAGATTGCAGAATTGAAGGATATGCTTGAACTAGAAGAGGAAGTTGTTGAAGAAACAATGAAAGCGTCCAAGTAATAACTAGGAGACAACTATGATAAGGAAACATCTATTAGTGATGTTTCCTTATTTTCTATATTATGAGTGAGAAATTAAAAATACTAGCTTGTCCTGCTAATGAGGGGGGATGTGCATATTACCGTGTGATTGCACCATATAAGAAGTTGGAAGAATTGTATGGAGATCAAGTAGAAATACGTTGGAATAAAAATCCTTTAGGGATGGATGAGAAGACAGGTGTTTGGGATCTTGACTGGGATTTTGAGGACATGAAGTGGGCTGATGTAATTGTCTTAAACAATCTTACTAATTTTGGCGGTAACTATACTGCAAGGATTGTGGGGAAGGGTAAGGAATTTGGGAAGTTTGTTCACTATGATACAGATGATCTTCTTACCAATTTATATAAAGGGCACCGTTTATATGATGTCTATAAAGACAAAGGTTTAAGTGAGATTACAAAATTTATTTATAGTCATTCGGATCTAGTTACAGTAACTCAAAGTAAATTTGCGGAAAGAGTAGCTCCGTACTGCTCCCATACACTTGCAGTAATTAAGAACAGTATAGATTATAATCTTCCTTGCTGGAACCTCCCTAAGATACATCCCCCTAGAAAAAAGTTTTGTAGATTTGGGTGGGCAGGAGGGATTCATCATGAGCAGGATGTGAAGTATTTTGCAGGAGTCCCTCATTTTGTTAATCAGCGTCTAGGGAGAGAAAACTGTAGGTGGGATTTTTACGGACATCCCCCTCCCGATACGCCTAAAGATGATTGGCAGTGGGATGTCTGGAAAAGTTATCAGAACATTCTTATGAGAGGATTTAAAGGTGGGAAGAATTGGGATATTCATTATGCGCTGGGGCCAGATAGATATGGTCAATTCTTTACTAATATGGACATTGCACTTGCTCCTCTTGAGCCTAATGATTTTAATGATTCTAAATCAGAGATTAAAATTGCTGAGTGTGGGAGATATGGAGTTCCTTTAGTGGCTTCTGATGTTGGATCTTATGATGAGTGGATAATTAACGGAGTGACGGGGTATCTCATAGATCCAAAAAAAGGAAAAAGCGAGTGGATTAAGGTTCTTACTAAAGTAGGAAAAGATAAAAAGCATAGAGAAGAAATGGGAATAAACCTTTATAAAATAGCTAATGAGCATTTTGATATGAATAAGATGGTGGTTCAACGGTTAGATCTCTATAACGAGTTGCTGGGGAGGACTGAGAATGCCGTCTGTCAGGCTCATTAGCGGTTGGTCTAAGCCTGGGGGGAGTACCTATGCTCATATATCCTTAACTAATTTATTAAATAATAATGGGATAGATTGTACTTTTTATGGCCCACAAGAATGGCATCTGGGTCAATGTCAAAGTGGTTTATTAGATAAGGTTGCGGTGGGCTCAGATGATGTAGTTATAAGTCATTTTATTCAACTCCCTACCCCTCCAAAAGTACGTTTGCATGTTTTAAGTTGTCATGAAACGACCATCTTTCCTGTTAAGGATGTAGACTACCAGCAGTACGATTTGATTCATTATGTAAGTAATTCCCAAAGAAAATGGCATTCTGTAAATCATCCTACGGTTATAATTCCTCCCATTTCTACAAAAGTAAATTGGGCAGATCCTAAGAATAAATGTGCGGGTGTAATTGGTAGTATTGATAGTAATAAACAAACTCATCTTTCTATTGAGCGAGCGAATAAGGATGGTTATAAGGCTCTTCTTTTTGGTGAAATTACAGATTTGCCCTATTTCAATAAGTGGGTATCCCCCTTAATTGATAAGGGAACAGCATTCCTAATGGGGCATATAGATGATCGGGAAGAGATGTATAACACTATTTCATGTGTTTACCATTCTTCCTTGAGTGAAACTTATGGACTAATAGAGGTTGAATGCAAAATATCAGGAATTCCTTTTGACGGTCCTACTAATAATCAGGAAATATTAGAGGAAGAGGAGACTTTGGAGCGATGGAAGAAGTGTCTGGATCTATAACAGTTATCTTAAATTGCTATAAACGTCCTGAGTACTTGGAGGAGCAACTTACAGCATTAAGGAAGCAAACAGTTAAGCCTAATAAAATATGGTTATGGATGAATGCTTGCAAGGAAAATAGAAAGTTTAATCCATATAACCTAGGGTTTGATAAAATATTTAAATCAGATACTAACTGTAAATATCACGCTAGGTTTGCTATAGGATTATTAGCAGATACGGACTACATTGCATTTTTTGATGATGATACAATTCCGGGAGATATGTGGTTTGAAAATTGTATGAACACAATGCGAGAGACTCCTGGTATTTTAGGTGGAGCGGGATGTATTCTACATAACAGACAGTATATGCATCATCAAAGAATGGGATGGCCTGCTAAAAATCCTGTTACTTTTAGAGTGGATCTAGTAGGACATGCGTGGTTTTTAAAGAGAGAGCATCTCAACTATATGTGGGCTGAAGTTCCCTTCACCTACGAAAATGGAGAGGATATTCAATTGGCTTACCTAGCTAAAAAATATGGGGATGTGAATTGTTATTGCCCCCCTCACCCTGCTGATAATTTACGATTACATAGTTCTTTAAAGCCTGAGGAGTATGGAAATGATACAAAAGCCTCATCTAATGGATCATTAATGCCTATTCCAGAATTTTACCATCAGAGGGACGAATGTATTGCTCATGCCATTAGTGGAGGGTGGGAGACAGTTTTAGGTATACAATGATTGGATTAGTTTACGGTACTAGACCCGAGTATATAAAGCTTACACCCTTATTAAAAGAACTTAATCTTTTAGAGGTGGAGTATTTATTATTCCAGGTATGCCAGCATACTACTCTAATTGATAGCTGTTCTTATGACCACACCATTCCTGTAAAGCCCCTTACTTCAAACCGATTAAATGATATAGTAGCCTCTGTCGGTGAGTACTCGTTTCCACCCGAAGTATCCCACTTATTAGTACAAGGAGATACTACTACAGCTATGGCAGCGGCTCTTAACGCATTTAATAATAATATACCTGTCATACATCTGGAAGCTGGGTTACGCACAGATGATAAAGCTAACCCCTATCCCGAGGAAATAAATAGGAGACTGATAAGTACAATAGCTACTGTACACTATTGTCCAACTGAATTAAATAAAATAAATTTAATCAGAGAAGGTTACATACGGGATGATATTTTAGTTACAGGTAATACTGGCATTGATAACATCAAAGATCTGAAAGTTTCCAGAACTAATGAAATTATAGTTACCCTTCATCGGAGAGAAAAATGGGAGGAGATGGACTCATGGTACAAAATTATTGATAGGCTGGCCCAGGATTGGCCTTCGTATTCTTTTGTTTTTCCCATGCACCCTAGCCCAGAGGTAAGGAGACATAAGGATTTCTTAAAGCATGTAAAAGTAATTGAGCCATTGGATTACACAGAAATGCAGCAAAGATTAGCTTCCTGTGCGTTGGTTATTACAGATAGTGGAGGTATTCAAGAGGAATGCAGCTTTTTAAAGAAGTGGTGTATGGTTTGTAGAAAAAAAACAGAAAGACCGTGCCGTTCGGGAGTTATTTGTGATCACCCACATGCTCTTCTTGCTAATTTTCCTCGTTACATAAACAGATCAGACAGAGAATTAAAAGACAATACTATATTTGGAGATGGTAATGCAGGAAAAAGAATTGTTGAAGACCTTCTCAGGAGAGTTTGATAAATTTCTGAATAAGATTCAGAATAAGGAAAATTTTGCTTTTGCTAGATTTTCTGATGGGGAGTTGTTTATGCTCAAGGGAGAGAAATTAGTCTTAGCGGAGGATCATTATGTTACGGGGAACCTACGAGGGGCAGGAGTCTATCCCAAAGAGGAACAAAAAGAGTTTGATCCTGTAAGAGATAAATTTTATCAAGATAGACTTATAGAAGCTTTATCTTTCCGCAAGGAGGGTTATTATAAGGGTTTAACAGGAATTGTCGATGAGGATATAGCAGGAAAAGATTCTTTTAAATTTCAGCTAGATTTATATGGAGATGGGGACGATGAACATTTAACTTTTTCGAATGTATTCATAAATAATAATTATCCGAGATTTGTTAGTGAGATAGTCCCTGCGTTACAGAAGCGCCCCACAGTTTTTATTGTAAACGAAGCTGCTGATATAACTAATCTAGGTTTTGAAATAATTAAAGATTTTCGGATCGGCAGTAATTGTATTATTAACGATTATCATCTTGTTGAAGAAATAAAAAGTTGGATAAAAAGTAATAATATCACTGATACCATATTTTTGTGTGCTGCGTCTACGTTAAGTAATTACATAATACATGAATGTTTTAAGGAATGTAGTGATAACACCTATTTGGATATAGGAAGTAGCATGAGTCCTTGGATGAATTTAGAGGGGTGGAAGTATACTAGAGCATACCTACAACATTGGGTTCTGGGGATGCCAAATAAGTATGGGACACAGGAGGATGTATGGATTTAGTTTTAATTACGCCTGAGTATTACGAGTTTGTTAGATTGTTGAGAATGCACCCAGAAACTAAGGGAGGATTTTTGGAAGAGGCAACTATTACGCCTGAGCAGCAAATTAAATATATGGAAAAGCATGGGTATAATTATTACATATGTCTATTATATGGTAGTCCCGCAGGGTATATTGGGGTTATAGATGATGATATTCGTTTCTGTACTGATCCAGATTTTCAAGGGATGGGCGTGGGCTCGTTTATGCTATCAAAGGTACAGAAATTATATCCTGACGCAACAGGTAGAATTTTTAGAGATAATATTGCCAGTCAGAAGGCGTTCGATAAGTGTAAAGTAGCCTATAAAATAATATGAGATTTTCTGATCATCTAAATATAGAAGAAGCTCTTTTAGAACGTATTAATGAGTGTCGAGTGTCCTACCCACTTCCTTCTCAAAAATTGAGAGTGGGAGTAGACATTGGAGCTAATATAGGGGGGTTTTCGGTTATAGCACATGATAGATTCGATAAAATAATCGCTATAGAAGCAAACAAAGATTCAGTAGGATGCATGTCTTCCGTATTAAAAGAACGCAATATCGAAAATGTTTCGGTATTTAATTACGCAGTAAGTGATAAGAAAAATGGGAAAGTAAAGTTATACGGATTGACGGGAGATGAGAAAAATTGGAATCACTCAGGTAATGCTGGTACTGAGTGGGGGGATTCTACTTTGAGAGAGCGTATGACAGAAGAATACGATGAAGTGGAAACAATTGATTTGGATAGTGTTTTTACCTTAGTAGAATTGGATTTCATTGATTATATGAAGATTGATTGTGAGGGGGCTGAGTTTAAATTTTTATATGAGAAGGATTTATCCTCTGTAGGGTGTATAGTTGGTGAGTTTCATCCTGGGGTAATAGGAGATAAAATAAATTTATTGTGGGATCATATTAGGAAGACACATGAATTGCAAGTCTTAGATAATCAGTGCTTGTTTTATGCTCAGTTAAGATCATGAAAGTAATCAAGCATAATCCCTATGCAATTGTTCAGATGTTCGAGGAAGAGGTTGCTGCATATACCGGAGCCCCTTTTGCGGTTTCTGTTGATAGTTGTACCAATGCGTTATTTTTATGTTGTAAGTATCTAAATGTGGGTAGAGTAACTCTTCCGAAGAAAACTTACTTATCGGTTCCCATGTCTGTCATACATGCGGGGGGAGAAGTAGAGTTTGAAAATAGTGAGTGGAGCGGTCTTTATAAATTAAAGCCATATCCTATCTATGATGCTGCTAAAAGATTTACATCAGGAATGTATCTCCTAGGAACCTATATGTGTCTCTCTTTTCACATAAAAAAGTTGCTACCTTTAGGGAAAGGGGGAATGATTTTAACTGATAATTATGCTGCTGTTGAGTGGCTTAAGAAGGCGAGGTACGAAGGGAGATCTGAAGTAAATTACAAAGAAGACAACATTGACATGCTAGGATGGAACATGTACATGACTCCCCAGCAAGCATCGCATGGGTTAGCTTTGATGCAGAATTATCCTGAGCATGTGCCTGACCTTGGAGAAAATAATGGATATAGAGATTTAACCAAATTTAAGGTATTCAAGAATTGTAAAATAGTATGAGAGATCTAAAAAAAATAATTGAGAAAAGCATCCCTGCGGGACCTTTTCGTTTATTTATTGATGTAGGTTTATCTCATTCGGCTCCCCATTCTCAAGAGTGGTTGGAGACTCATGAGGATGCGTTTGTAATCGGCATAGAGCCTACTCCCGCTTCTCGTCAAAGTATCAGAGAGAAACACATCCTGGAATCTGAACCTCGATTTCTGCTTTTACCATATGGAATTGCAAATGTAGATAAGATGGAAAAGAGATTCTTTAATGTACTTCAAATAGGAACGGATAGAGGAACATCTAGTTTTCTAGATCCTACTGACAGCCTACTTGCCGAGGGGTGGAAGGTAGAGGAGAAAATTGAAGTACCGGTTATTAGTTTGAAGATGATTTTAGATTGTATTCCTTGGGATAGATTTAAAACTAAAATATTTACGATGAAATCGGATACTCAAGGATATGAGTGTGAGGTTCTTCGTAGTTTGGGACATTATCTACCACAAATTAATGAGATTCAAATTGAAAATAGTACGTATGATAAATATGCAAATGCTCCTACAACGGAGCAAATATTTAATATATTAACCGATGCATCTTTTGTCCCTGTAAGGCATCACGCAGGAAATTCTTGGTTTGTGAATAGTAGTTTGTAGTATGATTACATCTTTAACGCTAGGAGAAAACGGACGGTTGGGAAATCAATTATTTCAGTACGCGGCATTGAGATCTCTGGGATTAAAAAATAATTATAAAGTTAAAATTCCTTCTCCTACACAAAAAACATGGCATTCTCAAGAGTGTTTGTTAGATAACTTTCATATTCCTGTAGATCATCTAACGGATGCTGATTTAGATTCATTATTGTACACTTATCGGGAACCCGATTATATGAGATATGATTCTGAATTTTTCAATCTTTCTGATAATCTTAATATTTGGGGATATTTTCAGAGCATACTTTATTTTAAAGAGTTTGAAGATCAGATTAAATATGAGCTTTCCCCCACTGACGCTTTAATAGAAGACGCCACCCAGTATATTGGTAATCTGAGAGAAGATACAAAAAAGAAGATAGTAAGCATTCACCTTCGTAGAGGGGACAATACTAATCAAACTAATCCAAGTAGGTTACTTAATGATATGTATTGTGAGGGAGGTTTTTATTTTTCTTATTTGAAGGAAGCTTTAAAAGTTTTTAGCAATGAGGAGGTAACTTACCTAGTGTTTTCGGGGGGATCGCGGACTAATAGTAATGAGGAAGATTTACAGTGGTGTAAGGATAATTTAGGGATAGAAGCTTTATATTCAGAAGAAAGTTCTACGATGCAAGATTTTTCTAGGATAATGGTATGCGACTATAATATATTATCTCATGTGAGTAGTTTTGGGTGGTGGGCTGCTTACCTTAATTCGGAGAAAAAGAGAGTGGTAGCACCCTTACATTACCACCCTGACCTACCTGAGTATACCCATAGAGATGGGTTTTACCCCCCTAATTTTATTCTAGTATGAAAATAATAAATAATAAGTCTGGAGAGTACGGGGATGTAATTAATTCCTATTATAATCTAGAGAGATTTGATGAGAAGAATGAGGATGAAGTTCTTTTTGTGGGCTATACTACGAGTATAGATGCAAATCTAAAAGAGATACATAAGGAATTCAAGAAACGAGCTTATCTTAATTTAGAGGCTCCGTGTGCCTTTGCTTCCACTACTACATGTATGGAGGAACAGGACTACTTTACACATGTTTATACTTTATGTCCTTATGTGTGTGAATACGCCAATGCCAGAGAAAATAAGGATACAAGGTATTATCAAATCCCCTTTCCTTTTGATGAAGAAACTTATAAAGAAGTTCCCTGTGATGATAAATCAATTGATGTAATGTATATGGGAACAATTATGTGTGCAGATCATGCTCATATGATTGAGGTAATGAAGAATTATAATTATGTTCATTGTTCTTTAAATCCTGGGGATTTAACCCAGGGAGGATTTCACTATTCTGCTCCGACTCATTACAAGATTCCTTTCAAGGAGAAGCTATCTTTATTAGGAAAATCTAAGGCATCTGTTGTTATGAACTTATGCCCAATTAGTGAAGCCCATAAGTTCCATATTCGTCAGAATAAAGATTGGGATAAAATTCGGGCGTTTGACGATCTGGATTCAAATTATATTCCTCAGATTAAACCTCGACTGTTTGAAGCGATGGCTATGAAGTCTGTTGCTTTAGTAAGGTGGGATAGATGGAATGTAGTGGAAGACTTTTTTGTTCCTAACGAACATTTTATATACTGGAATACTTTTGATGAGTTAAAAGAGATTTTAGATAATATGCGGGATAATCCTGATATTTATAATCAAATAATAAATAATGCATACATTAGGGTGCATGAGTTTACTATAGAAAAAATAATAAGAAGAATAATCGGGTAGTTATGAACTTGGTATTTGATATTGGTTGTAATGTAGGGGAGTTTTATTCTAAGTGTTTCGAAGTATATCCAGATTGTCATGTAGTTGGGGTGGATGCAAATAAAAATTTGATAGAGGGTGCTACACCTAGATCTAATCTTACATTACTACATTCCTTAGTATCGTCTAGGCGTAACGAAAATATAGATTTTTATGTAGATAATTACCAAACGGGTATATCTACTGCTTCTAAAGAGTATATAAATTCATCACGATTTGCAAAAGGAAGTAAGTATGTGCGTCCCCAGTCTGGGTACTGGGGTTCTCCAATACAAGTGCCCTCCATCACTTTAGATGAACTCACGGAGGAATATGGATCTCCTGATTATATTAAAATTGATGTAGAGGGGTATGAATATGAGGCACTAAGAGGGCTCACTAAGAAACAGGGAATGGTTTCTTTTGAATGGCACGAAGAGGGCTTAGATATTTTATATAATTGTGTAGCTCATTTGCAGGAGTTAGGGTATGATAGGTTTGGAATTACAGGTTATTTTGACGAGGGGGATATATTCGAGGGTTTAACTTACGATTCGAGGGGAGACTCCTACTTAATTGAGCCACAAAGTTACTATTCTTGGGAGGAGTTAGAGGTTTTTCTAGAGAAAGCAGTTAATCCTATACGCCGCGTGAACTATGGAATGTTAACAGCTATATAAGGTGGAGTTATTATTATGAGCAAAACATACGAAGAGTGGAAACGTGAGAAAAAATGGAACCCTTTTAATAGCGATAAGTTGCTAACCCAGGTGTATAGATGGAGACAGATTGGCCGAGGAAAGGATATTCCTCAACCTGCATTAGTAAGTATTGATCCTGCTAATATCTGTGATCTTAAGTGTGAATGGTGTAATGCGGATTTTATCATGGGACAAAACAAAAATGTTTTATCTAAAAAAACTATGTTGGGTCTCCCTAAATTTCTCGCAAATTGGAAGGGAAGTCCTGATTGGGAAAGAGGGGTGGAAGCTGTATGTATTGGAGGGGGAGGAGAATCTCTATTAAATAGGTATACGAGTCACTTGATAGAGGGGTGTGTAGAAGAAGGAATTGAAGCCGCAGTAGTAACAAACGGAACTCATATCCATAAACATTTGGAGGCTCTATCTAAGTGTGTATGGGTGGGAATATCTCTGGACGCGGGCACAGCCGAAACTTACGATGAGTTGAAACCCGCTGCTAATGTCAATAAGTCTAATACTTTAGATTTGGTAATTGAAAATGTGGCTAATCTAATTAAATATTCTAAAGAGAATAATACTAAGTTATCCGCTAGAGGGCAGGGGAGTGGGGTTAGTATAAAATATCTAGTTTATCCTGGGAATGTTGGAGAACTGTATGAGGCAATTAAAATAGCTAAGGAAATAGGTTGTACAAATTTTCATGCTAGACCCGCAGCTACTCCGTGGTTTAATTTGGGAGAGGATTACAAGGATCGCCCTACTAATCATGGGGTGAAAGGTGAGATATTCTTCAATGAAAATGACGTTCAGGTATTTGATGAACAGATTGAAAGAAGTAGAGAGTTAGAGGACGAGGACTTTAGTGTATTTGGTATTAAACATAAACTCAGCGGTCAAAATTTTAGTGTAGAAAATGATTTCAAAAGCTGTCATGCTATATTTATGACAGCAGTGATTATGCCTTCTAAAAAACGAGGGGACTATTTTGATCTTAATCTGTGCTGTGATAGACGCGGGGATGAAGATTTGTATTTAGGTAAAGAACTTACGGAGGTGGATCAAATTTCCGAACTTTGGTCTAGTGAGGAGCATTGGAAAGTATTTGATAGGATTGAAGTAAAGAAGTGCCCCCGTTGCACCTATAAGCCTCATAATAAAATTTACGAAGATGTAATTGCGGTAGATAATTTAACTTATAAGTTTATTTAAAAGATGCCGGAATATAATTGGGAATGTAGTGAGTGTGATACCGTCTGGGAAGTGTTCCAGTCTATGACAGAGCACAATGAGGTTCCCCCCAAGTATTGCCCTAAGTGTGATTCTGATCGAAAGGGTGAGGGAACTTTAACTCAGGTCCTTCTTCCTGGTACTACACCTAAGTTTATAGTTAAGGGTGAGGGTGCTTTTTACCCTGATAAAATGCAATGAATGAATTAGATGATCCCGCGCCGCCGATGCGCGTAGCAATTAAAGAATCCAAAAAGTCAAAAGAAAGATTTAAGATGGGTGCTTCTATAGCAAAAGGAAAGAGAATACTTTCAAAGGCCCACAATACTAGAAAGACACATCCCAAGTTTGGTTCAGGAGAGTATCAGACTTTACATGCTGAAAGCCACGCTATCTATAAAGCAGTGAGGATGGGAGTAGATATAGCGGGGGCAACTATTTATGTTTACAGAGAGAATAACAATCTGGCAAAACCCTGTCCTTGTTGCATGGGTCTAATTCATAAATACGGAATTAAGGATGTTATATACAGCAGATGATTATTTGTTCGTTGTAAGTGTAGAGGATCGGCCCAGCATGCTCTGGCAGTTAGAACTACTTGCGTATACATTTACATTTAGTACCTCTCCTCAAAATATTGTGGCTGTAATTGCTACAGGAGATGAGCCATTAAGTGCTTATGCAGAAGGAATTCAAGAGGAGTATGGTATTCAAGTAATTAAAGCAGGAAATTATGGTAGAACTAAAAAACTTCCAATCTACACTAACAAAGGGATAATAGAAAAAACGTACCCTATTTTTAATAAAGTTTGCGCTTTGGGGGAAGTTTATTCCCGAGGATTGCATAATAATTACAAATATGTAGTTACTTTAGATCCTGATATGTTTGCTTTTGGTTCTCTAGATTTTAATATGTTTCCTACTTTAACCACTGCTATAGCTGGAAATAGGATAATGACAAACGCTTTAGAGTCTTTTTGTGAGGGGGATTGGCAATCCCAAGTGTGGCGTAAAGGAGTAGCTCTGGGTAAACTATTGGAATCCACTCATGTCCCCCAAAATCAAATAGATTCTTTTAGCTTTGGATCTGTTATTGTATTCTTTAAGAAAGAGGATTTCACGGAAGATGTGGTGAATGATTGTATTATGTACACCGAGGTAGTTCACCATTTATTGAAGATTAGTGGAGACTTTGCATGGGAAGCCGATATGCCATCGTATTCGTTATCGCTGGCTAAAAATAATATTTCAACTGTCACATTAGATAATCCTCAATTTAATTTTGACAATATGAATGAAGAGATAGAGGGGGAACCCATTCCATTGGGATCCATTGTTCATTATACATGGGATAGTTGGTATTCGGCTCGCGGTACTCGACAATTTTGGAATAAGCGCGACTACCACGGAGCAATATTTGATTGCATAGAAGATTTAGAGCACCGTTATGATGCAGCGGAGTATCGCCAGTCAAAAGATTTTTTTGGTTGTTGTCTGGAGATAGCCAAAAATATACACATTGATAGGTCATGCTAACAACTCCGACTCCTCGCTGGTGCCAGATTGGGCTTATTCATGATTTTTTAGAAGAAAAAGACCTCAATCTATTAGATAGTTATGTAAGCACTAACCTATTATTTGAGTTCCAACGAGATGATGAGCTTTTTTGGGATAGAAGAGTATTGAGAGTATTTAGTAGTACAACTCCTGTGTATATAAAGGAGGCGGTAATTAAAATTCTATCTAGAATAGAAGGTGCAATTACTGATTACTACCATCTCCAAGACAAGTTGTATTGTGATACTATAGATTTTATAAGGTGGCCCCAGGGCATAGAACAAGTTCCGCATGCTGATTCCGAAAACCCGGATGGAAGCGTGCATAATTTTTTCTGGAGAACTTATGGATGTGTTCTTTATTTGAATAGGAATTTCCAAGGTGGGGTTCTCTACTATCCTAACAAGGGTGTGAGTTTAACCGCTCGTCCAGGTACTTTGGCCTTTCATCCAGGAACTTTAGAATATTTGCATGGAGTTAGTCCTATAACAGAGGGGACTCGCTATACTATAGCTTCTTTTTGGACGCATAATCCTGAGAAACAAATGTTGTATGACTGAGAATATAAATAAGATATTAATTTTTACTGAAGATGATCGTTACAACGATTCTGTACAAGATATTATTTACGATTTTAGGGGAAATCCTGCTAGAGATTGGTTTGTAGATCATGCTTATAGGTGTTTACCTCTAACGATGGGCAGTCAGTATGCATTTGGTATAAAATCTCTGCATACATTTGAGGTCGAATGGAATGGTGGAGATGCTTTAGAAGATGTGGTTGTAACTATACTAAGCGAAGATAATCCTAATCAGTTTGTGTCCTCTCATTTTGGAATGGGCACCTTTACAATTCAGAATAGATTCACTTTTACCACCCCACCAGGGGTTAATTTAATGACGATGAATCCTCCTAATATGTATATTGACGGGTTGACAAATTTAAATGCGGTAGTTGAAACAGATAATTTAAAGAGAGACTTTACTTTTAATATTCGTATAACTCGGCCTCATCATAAGATCCTTGTTAAAGCTGGTCAAATAGTTTCTGCCGTGATCCCTACTCCACGCTATTTTATAGATTCTTTTGAACTACAGTTGGCAACGGAGGTGGTTTCCGAGAGGGAAATTGCTGAGAGGAGACAGATGATGCTGGATTTTGGCACAGAACGGAATATTTTAGACCCTGACAAGAGCAAGGGGAATGGTAAGAGATATTTATTGGGAGAGGATGTATGGGGTAATCAATTTGAGGATCATCAAACTAGCCCCTTAAAGGGTACGAAGATTCAATAATATAGGATTTATCTTTCCCCAAAAAGTCAAATCTTCTATAATAGTACATGGATAACGCTGTATTAAAACGATTAAAGAATGCTGGTCTGCTCTCTGACCAAGTACCTGACCTGGGGTTTATTTCCACAGGTAACTATGCTCTAAATAAGATTATTTCTGGGGACTACACTAAGGGAGTTCCTATTGGAATGATTACTCAATTTCATGGGGAAGCTTCTACAGCTAAAACTGTATTTGGTACTCATATTCTCAAAGAAGCACAATCAATGGGGTACTACTCTATGATGGTGGATTCAGAAAATGCATACAACCCTGCGTTTGCTACGCATTTGGGAATTGATCCTAAGAAGTTGATCTATGCTGCTCCTGAAACTTTGGAAGATTGTTTCCAAGTCATAGAGGATACAATTCTTACCATCAGGTACGAAGCTGAGAACTACAACGCGCATAATATGCAGGGAGCTATCAGAGCTAAATCTACTGGTGCTTGTTTGCGAAAGATCAATCCCCTTATGCGAAAGTATAAAGTTGCGCTGGTGGTCATTAATCAAATTAGGAATAAGGTAGGAGTGATGTACGGGAGTCCTGATACTATGGCAGCAGGAGGGAAGTCCCTGGAGTATTACCTAGGTGTAAACCTTAAGTGTATCTCGAATAAGACGAGCGATCTAATTAGAGATGGTAATAAAAATGTTATTGGTATTGAGGGTAGGGTGCGTAACACAAAGAATAAGTGCTCTATTCCATTCAGAGAGTGTGAGTTTGAGTTGCTGTACAATGAGGGGTTGAATCCCTTTACTGGAGTATTGAAGCAACTTGAGGCAGACGGGCACATTCAGCGTAATGGATCATGGTATACGGTGGCGGGGACTGAGAAAAAGTTTCAATCAAAGGACTTTCAGGAGCTACTACAAAATGTCTCGG